AACCTCTTTAGTATTAACGTGATGGGAAAAATATATGTAGGACAGAACGAGTTAAGGGTGCAACTGACCTGCTCCCAGGATGTCACATCGTGTACCTGTAAGATTCAATATAGGAAACCGGACGGCACCACAGGCTCATGGGATGCAATCATCGGCACGGCGGCGACAGGGGTCATCTATTACGATGTGACCACCACCGCGATCATTGACCAGCCTGGCACGTGGAGGGTATGGGCTTTTGTAACGTTTACCGACAGTAAGGTCGCATACGGCGAAGCGGTGGACATGGTAGTTCATTCACCGTCACAGTAAAGATATTGCATCCAGATAGCAGTTTTGTTCATGTGGTTTTAAGTTTTCTCATGATTACACAGACCGTCTACGTTGCGATAACGTGGGCGGTTTTTTATTGATATATATCAATGGGAACACGTAAAAGTATCAATGAAAATAATCGGTAAAAAACTTGACTTTTGATAATTCACGGTTGTATATTTGTTCTGTCAAATTAAACGGGATGAAAAACAATTTTAACAAATCCCTCCCTAAGCTCCCAGGCACCGAAAGGTTCCCGGATGTTTTCGTTTCCTTCCATGATCCGTTTAGCATGACAAGAGCTAAGGGGAGGGTGTTTTTATGGACAGATATAAGCTATTTGTCTTATAATAGGCATTATGTTAAATACAATTTAATATGAACGAACACACCGCCCGCCGTCTTCTAATCGAAAGAGACCCGCTATTTGAGTCCCGTAACTACGGATTACAGGAGCTGGCCATCGCCGCGTTCATCTTCGGGTGGGAGTCTGCCAAGCAGGACACCATCCGCCTGGTATTGCAAGTGCAGGATGAATTTAAACACAACTAAATGTTATACAACGACCACTTCCAAAACTTCAAGGTATATCAGATACCAAAGGCACAATTGATAATTGCTGACATTCCCTATAACATTGGTAAAAACGCGTATGCCTCGAATCCTTCATGGTACAAAGGTGGCGATAATAAGAACGGTGAAAGTGAACTGGCTGGTAAGGAGTTTTTTGATACTGATAAAGATTTCCGCCCTTCCGAGTTCATGCACTTCTGTTCAACCATGTTGCGCAAAGAGCCAAAAGAAACCGGTAAAGCGCCCTGCATGATTGTATTTTGTGAATTTGAGCAGCAATTCTATCTTATTGAGCTTGCAAGGCGTTACGGTCTTAATAATTACATAAATCTTGTATTTAGAAAGAATTATTCTGCACAGGTATTGAAGGCAAATATGCGTATTGTGGGTAATTGTGAATATGGATTAGTTCTGTACCGTGATAAGTTACCGAAATTCAACAACAATGCGAAGATGATTTATAACTGCATTGATGTTGAAAAGGAAATTATTGAAAACAAAATACATCCAACGCAAAAATCATTGAAACTACTGGAAAGATTGATTGAAATATTTACCGATGTCGGTGATATTGTGATTGACCCTGTCTCCGGTAGTGGATCGACGTTAATCGCCGCTGAAAACTTGGGGCGTAAAGCATACGGTTTTGAGATTAAAAAGAACTTTTATAAGCTGGCTAAAGAATGGATTGAAGAAGAGCAGACAAAAAGGCATGAAATTAAAGAACTTGGATATGCAAAGTCAATGATAAGTAAATCCATGCAAACCTTATTTTAAATGAGCACCTTATGACCCGTACCGAATTTAACCGCAACCTGCGCGACCTTGACCGCATCATCAACAAGGTCATGATCGTCTGCGCAACGCAAGAGGACAAGTTCGACTCGATGTCCCTGCAAGTTTACCGCAACCGTTACCTCGACCGGCTGCAACACAAACGGATGCAATTAGTGAAACAATTTATACATCAGTAATCATGAAAATAGAAGATTTGATCAATCAGAGAGTACTCGTTTACGAAAAGGCAGGATGGAATAGTGATATTATGGAATTTAAAATATTAGAAGTGTCGCCATCCGGTAACTGGACAAAAGTGATGAACATGCACGGTAATAAGTTTTGGAAAAGGACCGAAAACATCCAAATTGTTGAAGTTCTAAAAATCAATGAAAAATATCCATCATGACCCACTTCAAAAAGTTTTTCGATCACCGGTTCATATCCGCTGAAGAGCTGGACAACCGGGAAGTCATCCTGACCATATCCGAGGTCAAGAAGGAGGAGGTGTTCAACATGCGGGAGCAGGACAAGGAGATGAAGGCGGCCATCAAGTTCAAGGAAACCGACAAGATGATGGTGTTGAACGTCACCAACGCGAAGTCTATCGCAACCATCCTGGGTACTCCCCATGTCGAGCAATGGATAGGTCAGCGCATATGCCTGTACCCTACCGCCGTCCGTGTCGGGCGCGAGATGGTCAGCGGGATCCGTATCAAGAAGGTACCGGCCACGGCACCGAAAGAGACCCCGGCCCCGGAGTTCAAGGAGCCGTCAGAGGAAGAGTTCAACAAACTAATCCAGGAGGGGTAATGGAAACGATCTGCAGATGGACATACATAGGTGATGATGACCATTCAATGTGGTGGACATCATGCGACTACCATCCTACTCTTGATTATACACGCGATTATTACACGAATGATATTTTGAAATTCTCAACCTGCCCGTTTTGCGGCAATAAAATAAAAAGATCATGACACTACAACGAACAATTGAATGGCACCAGGAACGTCTTGGCAAGCCGACCGCTTCCAGGTTCGCGGACATCAAGTACGCCCGTGACGGAAAGTCCTGGAGCGACAAGACTATGACCTACATGAGAGAACTGCTTGCCGAACGCCTGACCGGACAATGGAATGAAGCATACGGTCATGCCATCGACTGGGGTGTCGAACATGAAGACGAGGCCCGGGAGCTGTACCAATCGCAAATGAAAACGAAGGTGGACACAGTGGGGTTTATCCAGCGTGACGGCAGCGGCGGATCCCCGGACGGGGTTATTCCTGTCGGGGCCGGGTTCAAGGCTGTCATCGAGATCAAATGCCCGTACAACAGCTCAGCGCACCTGGATTACATCCTGAATGGTATTGATGACCACATGGCACAGATACAGGGCAACATCTATTTCACGGATGCGATATGGTGCGACTTCATCAGCTACGATCTGCGTATGCCTGAGGGTCTGCAGCTGTTCATCAAGCGCGTGAACAGGGATGAGGACTACATCGCGGACATGATGGCACGGGTGTTCAAGTTCACCGCCGACCTGGATGAGATGGAGAAGAAGGTTAGGGAACAATTTAAAACGATATAGGTATGGAATTAAATTTTGAGATTGTTACAGTTGCTTTAAGTAATCTGCTCAGGCATGATTTACAAGGGCATCATTTTGAAACTATTGAAGATGTTGAACATTACCTCGAATGGATAAAAGAGGTTGACGCACATCTTACTAATTACCAGAACATGGTTAAAGCTAAAGGCAAGTGATCAGTTTTTTCATAATCAGATTTTACACCCCGTTTTCGTTGGGAAACGCGGACGGGGTGGTTTTTATTCAAATGTAAAACGTGAAAAAGATGAATACAATGGATGATGATTTATTCGATGAAATTCAAATGGAGTGCGAACTGGATCGCATCGGTAATGAAATGGTTAGGTCTTTTTCTGATAGTGATGTTAAAGACCAGGTTCAACTTGTATTATCAATAGGTAAACGCACCATTGAGGAAAGTTTTAGACTTGGTGAAATGCTTGTATCTAAAAAACAAGAAAAAGGACATGGAAACTGGTTGCCATTTTTGGATGAGATAGGACTCGGCGAAAGAACTGCAAGAAATTTAATGAGAGCATTTAATGAGAAGGATAAGTTTATAGAGGGTATGACTTATTCTGAACTGATTGGTGATATTAAATCGGCAGATTCTGCCGATATGTCAATAAAGGATAATTCTTCATATCAATCACCGCCCGATCCTTATGCTGGCTGGTCTGATGATGAGAAAATATTAAGGGAGAGATGGGCAAATGGTCAAACTATCGTAATTAACATGGATATTCATAAGAATTTGGTAAGGTACGCATCCGATCTTCAGGTTTATAAAAGAATTGACAGGGGGACGGATTGGGGAAACCCTTTCATTATGGATGCGGATGGTACTCGTGATGAGGTTTGTGATTGGTATGCTGATCATTATCTAACCCATAAAAAAAGCTTGTTAAACAAAATCCACACCCTTAAAGGTAAGGTATTGGGGTGTCATTGCTATCCTAAAAGATGTCATGGTAATCATTTAAAATCATTGGCAGATGGAGAAGTATAAAATACGGTATGTTGTTTTGGCAAAATCAATCCCTGAATATTCAAAAAGGGATGGAACACTTTACACATGTTCGATCGGATATTCACCTGAACTCGGATTAATCAGGGTATATCCATTGCCGGTCGTATCCATGAATAAATGGGATTTATGTGAGTTTGAGGTTGAACGCAATAAATACGACTCAAGAGTTGAATCCTGGAAGTTGAGCAGTTATTCAAGAAAAGAAAACTGGACAAACTTATCTGATGATGTTAAAATAATTAGCAAGGTAAAACCTGAGTATGTAATTAATCAGATTAGCCAGTATATATATCCTTCTGTAAAGTTTCTTAATAGTCAAAAAAAATCCGTTGGACTTATATACACTAAAGACTATAATATCTATTGGGATTCAAATAGTCGCTATATAAATGATAAACAACTTGGATTATTTGAAGATGTTGAAGTGGCTGATTTCACTAAATATACTAAGGAAACTAAAAATAAAGAAGCCAGGATCACTTTCAAGGACAATGAAGGTGAACATGATATTCAATTTAACGAATGGCAGGTTTATGAATATCAAAGAAAATTCAATGCTTCAGACGATGCTTTCAGGTTTATGGTTGGAAAAAATCTTTTACTGGTTGGTAACATGCACAACTATAGGAATATATGGATTGTATTGAGTGTTTTTAATATAAACACACCACAAATATTCAATATAATCCAACAACCATTTAGCGCTATGAATAGTGTGCAAGAACATAACTTATTTAATAGTATTATGTGATGAAATCCCCGGCCTTTTTATTTTACCCTAACGACTACATCGGCGGAACGATGGGGATGACCTTCGAGCAGAAAGGCATGTACATTGACCTTCTCGTTGCCCAATTTAACCGTGGCCATATGGC